GTGAGTAGTACCAAGAGGATAGCCTGGTCCCATGTCTTTAGTAGCTATAAGGCCAAGGCCATGAAGTGAACTCTTGTCAATAGTAATACAAGAAGGTAAAGGTCTATAGTCAAATTTCATATCATCCTTTATATAAGTTACTACCCCAACCTACTCTCTGATCCATCTTTCTAATAGTAGTAGCAGCAGAGCTATCTTTTATTATCTCAGTTTCAGCATACTCAGTCTTTCCAGAAATAATATTCCTAACATACCAAGCATTAGTAGTTGAACACTTTACACAAGTCTTAGTAGAAGGTAAAGCTTTTATCCTAAGAGGATTTATATCCTCAGCACATTTACTACACTTCATTTGCTTCCATAATAGAGTTAATATCTTCTCTACTCTGCCATCCTCTTACATCATCTTCACCATCAACTAATACTTCAAAAGAAACTACTTCTTCTGGTTTAGAGATAGGTGAATTAGGGGTAGAGTATAATCCTGCTCCAGCAACAACTGATATTACTCTACCGTTATTAAACCGATGCTTAGCCATAATACCACCTCCGATAGGATGATCAACAAATACTAAGTTTTTAAAACTTGCCATAACCTTTTTATTTTTATTTATACTTAAATATACGAACTTTATCTCTGTTACGCAACTAAATCCTTGTAATATCTTACACCATTTTCAGATATAAACTTGTATGCCTCTTGAACTTCTTTATGATCATACTTACGCATTTCTGTAATACCGTTAAGTTTTTCTTCAAACCATTCATTATGGAAAAAATGTTTACCGTCTTTATTTACATAATTATTATCCGGGAACTTATCTTTTATAGTTGTAAAGAGTCTATCTTCTGCTTCTTTTGCTTCTTCTTCAGTTTTAAACCATGAAGATTTTCTGATCTTAAACTCAGTAAGACCGTGCTTTAAAATATCGTACTTAAAACGTTCCATTACATCTGCCTTTGATGTAATACCAGCTTTAAAATACTTTGATCCTTTGTAGTTAAATACTACTAAATATAATTTATGCATACTATTCAAATAACATTAACATTTTAGCTTTAGATATAGAACCATCATTAAGTTTAGTATCTACAGCTTTAATGAACTCCTTAGTCCACTTATCCTTTTTTAATCCTTTAGTCCCTTCAGTAAGAATACTAAGTACCTCTTTAACTCTAAATGCAATAGCATCATAAGTTCTATCAACCTGCTGAGCATATTGATCTAATACAATAGAGTAATCTTTCCTTGTAATGTTAGCTAAATAGTAATCTAAAAATGAGTTAGCTTCTTCAATAGACCAAGCTTCATAATGTCTTTTTGCTTTTTTCATAACCTTTATTTTTTTAATTAAACTTCTTGAACTTTTTCGTATCCATCCATACTAGCTCTAGAACCATCAGGAGTTTCAACTATTATTTCTCCTGCATCCATAGAGCGGACAACTACTTCATATACTCCCTTATGACCATTCACCATTGAACAATCTAGTAAAACTCTTTCACCAAGTACACATTCTTTTAATCTCTTAACCATAGTATTTTATCTTTATTATAATATAAGAAGAATAGTTCAGTTACGCAACTAATCTCCAATCTTTCTCTGCTTTAAAAGCTGCTACTTCATAAGGATGATCTGAGTAAGAGTATCCCATGTTGTAGTATCGAGTCATCCATGAAGGAGACTGTAAGTAGTGTTGATATTCATGCACGATAGTCTGAGCTAGATGCTCTGCATCTTCTATATTCTTATAGTATATTACTATTGTATTATAGTCAAAGATATACTCTGCTTCAGGATTATCATCTTCAGTATAGACTGAATGTACATAAGGTTGAAACTCTATATAAGGAGTACAGTCATGGTGTTTGCTATGACCATAGACGTCAATACATTTATCTAAATATTTCTCAGCTAATCTTCTAGTAGTTCTTAAGTGCATTACCTTTATTTTTATATCTAAATATAAGAAGAAATTATCAAGTTACCAACTTTTCTCTATATAAATTTGCACTATCTTCTCCTGCCATACACCCATCTACATTACATCCTGCACATGCTGGTAATGCTTTTCTATCTCCTTTTAGTAAAGCTCTTCTGATAGAGTTATAGTATATGCTATTCCATAGCTCAGGAAAATCTTTTTTATTTACATTTCCTAATCCTATCTGTTTTCTAGACCAATCATTACAGCATAGAAGAAGATCTCCATTCCAATCTACCATTGCTTTGTACATAGGAAAGAAGCAAGGACGTTTAATACTCTTAACCTCTCCTAATATTCCTCCTCTATTGTTAAAGTTATAATCATCAAATAAAGTAGATGAACCATCATCATAATGGTCTCTAACTCTATATCCTACATCTGTATTATCTAACTCTTTAAGTTTATTTACTATCTTAGTATAGTGTTCATCTCCATCATAACAATCAACTGTTAGGTAAGATAGTTTAGCCTCTATAATATCCTCTAGCTTTAACTTACCGGACATAATATTATCTCCATTAGAAGTGATTGTAGTATAAAAATTCTTAGAAAATACTTTTACAATGTCTATTATATTTTTATTGAGAGTAGGTTCACCAAAACCTGTAATATGAATATCACCATCATAGTTTGCATTTTTGAGCTGATTAGAAAGTCTTTCAGCTACAGCAACTGGCATATTTAGATTAAGGTTAGGGTATACTTCAGGGTTACTTCTAGGGCAGAAGCTACAGGTCCTGTTACAAAGTTCTGTAGGATTTATTTCTACTACAGCAAGACCAGGAAGTAAAGGGTTGGAAATAGTAGCCTGATTAATCCTTTTCTTCCGGAAAGTAATGTGTTTTTCAATGTCGAATTTTTCACTCACTAAACATTCTATTAAACTCTTTTAACCAGAGGTCAGAGTATTTACAATTTCTATAATTTTCAAACCATGGACCTCCTTCTGTAAAATGAAGAAGTTTAGGAGTACCTTCAGTATACCAATCAGTTAACCAGTTCCATTCATAAGAGAGAGAACCTATTAAAGAATCATCTAGCCAATTAAACCTATGTAAATGGGCTCCTGTTGTCTCTTCATTATTGATATATTCAACTGTGAGTTGTTTGTTATATAAATGACTATTATTCCATAACATTACTGAACTCCAATTTTTTCTAGGGTACTGAGTTTGAACTCTACCGTCCATCTTATATTTAAATAGCGGCTTATATTCATGCTTAACTACTTGAATAGCATACTCTAAGCGATTTTGTTCAATTAATTTAAGAGGATCATCTAGAAATAAAGTATCACAGTCAACAAATAAAGAGGTACCTTTAAAATCTGATAAAAAAGGAACTAAGAATCTAGAAAAAGTAAATTCAGTTGATCCTAATTTATCTTCTCCTCTCCAATAATGCCCATCTTTTCTTAACTCTTCTAATTTAAGAGGTATTATTTCTATTTTAGAGATATCTGAACATTGGGTTAGTATAGAGTTCTTACATACTTGATATGCTATATCTTCTCTAGAATCATAACCTATAAAAATTTTATACTTTAACACCCTATAGTTATTATTCCATAGGTTACTAATGCATAAAGAACTATTTCTAAAAATAATTTCATACTAGTTGCTTAATGGTGCTTTTATTGCAGGATGACTCTGATACTTAACAAGCTCTACATCAAAATCTCCTCTGTAAATATCATAGCAGCTTAACTTTACTAAAGGGAGATTAAATCCAGACCTATTAACTTGTTTAGCTGCTTGTTTTAAATGATTAGTATATAGATGAACATCTCCAAAGTTTCCTATCAGCTCTCCAGGCTCTAATCTAGTCTCCTTACATAGTAATAACAGTAACAGACCGTAACTACTAATGTTAAATGGTACTCCTAAGAATAGGTCAGCACTACGTTGATTCCACATCAGAGAGAGCTTACCATCTGCTACATAGCATTGGAAAGAATAATGACAAGGAGGTAAAGTCATTTCCTCTAAATCATCTACATTCCAAGCTGATACTAAATGCCTTCTACTATCAGGTTCATTAATTAACCCTACTATGAGATTCTCTAATTGATCATACCCATTCCAATCTCTCCATTGCTTTCCATATACAGGTCCTAACTCTCCATCTGTTCTACCAGACTTTTTATAGTCACCGTCCCATATCTTACAATTGTTATCTTGAAGGTATTTAATATTAGTATCACCTCTAAGGAACCATTTTAACTCAGTAACCATAGTTTTAAAAGCTACCTTCTTAGTAGTTAATATAGGAAAGCCTTCTGACATGCTGTGTCTAATTGTAGCTCCAAAGGTAGAAAGAGTACCGGTACCAGTTCTATCTTTTTTTGCTATACCATTCTCTAATACGTTCTGTAAGAGCTTTTGATATTGCCTATCTAAATTATTCATTCTATAGTTAAATTATTGGTTTGGTTATAATATTATTATAAATATTCATAGCATAATTATAGTTTCCCATTTTACCCAAATGCCATTTATCAATTCCTCGTGGGTATTTTTGTAAATAATCTTTAGTAAAGTCAATATCAAATGTAGTTAAAGCAGTGATATCGAAATAGTATTTAAACTCAGAAGATACTAATAGGTTGATTGCGTTGATTCCCTTATCTTTTAAATATAGATTGACTTGATTAACTATAGTTTTGTTATCGAATCTTTCACTGTATTTAGTATGAAAATCTTTAAACCAAACTTCACTTCTTCCCTTACCCCAAATGTTTATCAAACCAGTGTCTCTTTTTTTATCACGAAAAAAGTGATACCTATCAGAATATGTCCACATTATAATAACTGTATCATTTAATTTAAATGAGAAGTTAAATACATTATGTTGTATGCTCCTATTACTTGCTCCTGGACTGCCTAGATTAATTAACTCTTTGTCAAGCTTATTAGAAAGCACTGCAGGCCAAGATTCCCTAGAAGGATTTGATACTCCCTCACAATAAGTATGACTACAGCCTAGCGTAATAAGTCTACTCACAATACATTTTTCTGAATATTAGAATTTAGTTTAGTCCAAAAACTATCAACCCTATCGTACTGGTGGTAAATATAGTATTCTTTTTTAGTATCCCAAGCTGTGTCAGATAAATTAATTACATAATTACTATCGGTAGCTTTGTAATTATACTTACTGTATGCAAGTATGTTAAATGCCATTTGGTCTACTGTACTATTTTTACTGGTATTAAATTTACTGAAAGCTTTTGATTGGAATGTATAATCAAATGTATCTTTAAACAAAGAAATAATAGTCTCATTTTTACCTAAGACTACACCAGCACATAGATGATGTCTACTTTTAATTTTATTATACTCAGAAGGATACTTCTCTAGCATTTCCTTGGTAGCCCATTCGTTATCTGAGAGTGGGTAATCCCCGTCAATGCCTATATGTAAATCACTTGAACCATACAACTCAGGATTCTTATGAAAGTAAACATCCCTACAGTCCACACTTAACACTTGTTCTGAAGTATGGTACTTTAAAAGAACATCTGATATATCTTTAAATCTTTTTGTAACAACATGAATATTATCTAAATCTTTTTGAAAAACAATCCAGCCATTGGAAGTTAAGTACTGTTTAGTAAGATTATCACACTCATATACAACCATTAACTTTTTACCTGTATACCCTGTGTTATTTAAAGAACTTACAAAATTATAAAGATTAGCTGCTGTATAATTATAACATGATGATACAACAATCATACTTACCCATAGATATTTAAAGATAAAGTATTATCCATATTGAATAACCTTTTGATTTTCACTCTTCCTGTTGGAAGTTTAGAGCACTGTTCATATGTCTTGCCTTCCATAACTATATGGTAACCAGGAATAACTGTTTCTCTAATTCTAGCGTTGATTTTGTCTGATGCAATAAAATACTCTCTGTTCATAATATTATCTTTTTATATAATATACGAAAAAAAGCTCTAGTATCAAAATTATATTACTGTTTTATTATTATTATAGAACCATGTTGCTAGAGAATATCTGGTTCCTTTCGTTATTTTCTTTACTGCGTGAAATGTCTTAGCAGGAAACAAATATAACGTTCCAGTCTTTTTTTCAAACTGATGTATTTTTCTTTTACTATCTCTGTATAGAAGCTCTCCTCCTTCATATGATTCGTTTAAGCTTATAAGTCCGGTATAATATTCTCCCATCCTAGTAACATCATTATGCCAGTTAAAATGATCTAATTCATTATACTTTATAAAATGGAAAGCCTCATACTTGTCTATAGAATGGAAATCAACATTTAACTTAATACTCAAATAATGAATCATATCATATCTGATAGGCATATCTATAAAGTAGCAAATATCTGATTTTCTATCTCTATCTTTAATATCATACCTTTCATTAACATTACCATCGCTATCTACAAACTCCATATAATTAACAGGTTCAGCCCTATGTTCATTAGCGTCAATTATATCTTGACACTGTTTTTCTGATAAGAAGTTTTCTTTAGTCCAAATCATATTACAACAGAAGCTTTTTTGCCTCTCAATTTTCGAATAGGGTCAAAATATTCTAGATCTAATTTAATATCTTTATCTTGTAAAGATTTATTAGAGTATACATCTTCATAGTAGTCTATATTAATACCAATTCTGTTAGATAAATCTTCTAAGGAATTACTCCAATCAGTCATTTTATCAGTAAAGTAAGGAATATGTTTCTTATTAAAATCTGATACTTCATTCCATACTGTGAGACTGTTGGAATGGTTATCTAATCTCATTGCAACAAAAGACTCTGTAGCAGCTACTAAATCTCGTCTTGAAAGTATAACTACTTTTTCAAAATTTTTACTGAAGTTTATCAATTCCTCCATCTCTAATCTGTATATTATCATTTTACAGACTGTACTTTTATGGTAACGGGAATAGATATTAGGACTTTTATGGAAAGGTTCGAATAGTCCTTTAAGTTTATTTCGTTTTGAAATACTAAATAACAAGTTAGAAGAGCCACTTCTAGGAAGAGCCACTATCAAACAATTTTTCATAAAACGTATAAAATTACTGTACGTTATTCTTAAAGTAAGTTATAAAGTTAGTAATAATATTTCTAGCTTTAGTCTGTTGGTCTGATGTAAGAGCTCTAGTAGTCCTATTTCTACTTTTAGATGCTTGTATAGTTTTGTATATTGCCATAATAAATTATTTGTTATGTACTACTGTTTTTTCAGCTATGTAAGTATTTGTTCCAGGAACAGTAAAGTTATATACTGGGGTTTCATCAGGTGTAATGTAGAATTTAAAGTCTTGAATTTCACTCCATATACCGTCAATTAATACCTTACTTCCTCTTTCTAAAATCTTAATATCTTTTTGTTCAGATAACCAAGGTTCTTGCTCTTGTATAGGAGACATTGCTCTCCAACCATCTTCAGTATAAAAAGGATGCTCTGGTGTAAACCTTAATCCAGCTTCTTCTCCATCTATTATTAAATCGAATACTCCACCATCTAAATAGCCTAATTTAAGACAAGCATCTTTATGATCACCCACCGTATGTCTATGGTCGATAGCTGAAACTTCTCTAGTAACTTTTCTTTGTCTCTCAATATCGTAAGAGTAAACTATATCTCCTTCTTTAATGTCTTCTATATTTACTTCACCATTAGGAGTGTCGATCTTAGTACCAGCAAGGAAGCATGTTGTATAAGGAAACCATCTACCTGCTCCCATGTAGTTGTGTAGTACTACATTAGATCCTGAAAGAACATATGTATCTACGCTTTCAAGGTCAAGGTCTATTCCTTTTGCTTCTTCTAGATTATCATAAACTATAATGGAGTGAGATGCTATTTTAACTTGATTACCGTTACTATCATAAGCAAAATCTCCTTCATCTAATTCATAAGCTTTTCTAAATTTAATAACGTCTTCTGTTTCATCATAAGAAGCCATAAAGACTGAAGAACCTATATAGGATTCGTCTCCAGTTTCCCAGGTAAATTTTCTCATTACCCAGTCTTTATTAGTCCTTACGCCAGCAGAGTCAAGGATAGAAGATGATATGTGGGAACCTGAAGGAAGGGTTGAACCAGGAATCTGCCATATGTCTAAGATTTCAAAGTTATCTGAATCAGGTGATCCTGAAATAAAGTATGAAGTATATAAAGCACCAGAACCAGTAACAACTGAATCTGCTCTAACTCCTTCTCCTGAAGCACTTAATATATAAGTTCCACCTCCAACACCTTTAGCTACTTTTTCAAAATTAGTTACGAATTCAAATTTGTGTTTATTATTTACTTCAAAAGTAACATCACTTCCGGAATAACTACTTGTAGTAAGAAGAGTAGGAGCTTCTAATAGAGCATCTATTTCATATTCTCCAAGAAATCCTACTTCTAAATCTGAACCATATACTATATTAACACTTCTAATTGATCTAGCATGTGAAGATGATATACTATTCTGATAGTTAGTAATAAATGTATCGTCAGCTAGAACGTGAGATTTAAATTCATTTATTCTATAATCTGATCCTGTTTCAGGAAGACCTAGTTTATAAAATCTAAGGTTACCTTTGTTAACTTTCATTTTAAAACCTCCTTTTGAAGCAAAGTCTGGAACATTAGGTCCATTAAACGAAGATGATAAGCTATCAATCACTCCATAAGTAGAGGATGAATGATATAAAGGAACAACAGATGCTAGATCATTATTTCCATAAAATAAATCAAATAAAGCTAATTCTGATTTAGCATACACAGAATCAAATGTTGCTGACTCATCATAAGCTAATCTTAGAATAAATTTATCATCTGCATCATCAACTGTCTCAGGATAAATAGTACAATCATCTACTTGAACTTTATTAAAGCTAGTAATAAAAGTTGCACTACTTGAAATATAAGTCTCCATGGACTTAACAAAAAAGTCTTGAAAGTTTTTATAAACTACGGTTAAGTTTGTAATATTGCTTCCTGATAGTATATCTTTTAATGGTTCAAAACTTAATCTTTCGGATATAATATTATCACCGATAGCAGTATCAGTATTAATTTCTAGTAACTTTGGATTATTAGAATCATCTATTACGAAATCAGCTGAAAATAGGGTACCCTTCATAGGTTTAGATTTTTATTATAAATATAGGTTAATAAAGTAAACTAACCTACAGGTTTATATAAATATCAGTAAAATAAATTAGTCTGTGCTCCTCATCTATATAATGAGCTCCTGAGCTACACATGTTAATTTCCAAATAATTCTTCTATACTTTCATTGCTCCAACCTGCGGCTCTTGAAAGTTCTCTAAGAAGTTCTACATACTCATCCCAAGAAATATCAGAATGATCCATTTTTACTGTAATTTTTCTATCCCAATGTTTAACTGAGAGTTTAAAAGGTGTGTTATTTTCCATCACAATTATTTCTATGTTTATTAAACCATCCGCCACACTTACACTTAATCCAGTATGAAGTAGTTGCTATTATAGGGGAAGCAGCAAAGGCAGTCCAAATGTTTGGATGCCAATGCTCTCCACAAAATCCTAAGGTATGTCTTATAACTTCTACCATTATACTAAAGCAGTAGCTAACTTAAACAACTCTTTATTTACTTTCATATCCTTCTCAAAGGATTTAATCTTACGTACCTTACGTACTTTAGCTCCAGTAAGAGCAGCGTGAAAGTCTCCTTGAGTGATCTTCTCTTGAATAACGTTAAACACTCTCCATAAATCATCTCCTTTATCCGCATCTCTTTTTGGGTCTAATATATCTGTGATAGTCTCTTCATCATACTGAAGCTCTTTTACTCCAGCTCTAATAAGCATAGCATCTAAAGCCATCTTTCTCTTTTCATCTTCAGTTAAGATTCTATTCTTCATATTATTCATTACCTGAACTCTATTAGGAAGATCTTCTACTGCTTGACGAACTACATTTCTAAGCTCACCGAAAGTATAACCCTTATGTTTAATTTTAAAGTCACTAAATTGCTCATCAGCAATTACTAAACCGTTACTACAAACTAATCTAAATATACCAACGCTAAACTTAAACGCTTGCATACCGTCATGAGAGTTAGTGAGAAGTATTCTAGGATAAGCATCATCACCATCAGCAGAAGTAATCTTAATATCTGGGTTCTGGAAAGCAACCATATGCTTAGAAAAGATAGTACCTCCTTCTTTTCTACTCTTTCTTTGAGCAGCTTGGACTGGTAACCAACCTAACTTTTCTAGGTCATCAATAATAGTTTCAGTATTTACGAATAAATACTTACTACTAACGTCTGGGTTAGTTGGAGCATCTGCAAATACTAGAGGAGTTGAGTTTTTTATTTGATCTTTGGTTAGGTACCCATCTAAACCTTTACCGAAACTTAACATAACATCTTTCATAATTATAACCTTTTTAATTTATATTCTATAAATATAAGAAATCTTTTTCAGTTACGCAACTTTTTTATAAAGGAATCTGCAATTTTTTTTTGAAAAGTGCTACCTGCATGTACTAAATCACATGCCAGGTTATATGTTTTTTGTTTATCAGGAAAGTCCTTGACTACAATACAATCTTTTTTAAAGTAGTTAATATTAGGAATAAAGTATACTTCAGCATTATTTTTTTTAGCATGACCTTGTATAGCTTCTAGATATGAATTTATATAAAACATTCTATTAAGATCATTTTCGACCTTATCTATATCATGGTAATGTAATTCTTTACTAATCTTATCTGAAATATTATACTTTTGTTTAATTTGTCTATAATATTTATCTATTTTATTAAATTGACGGGTAGTTAACTTACTACCGTAGTCTTTATAGTAAATCTCTCTAGTAGGAGAAGGAATTAATATAAAAACTTTATCGAACTTTATAGACTTACTATATCTTAAAAAATTTATGTAGTTAATACCTATGTCCCCTCCACAAGAAGATAAGTTCCAGCATTCTTGATTAAGATGAGAAGCTACTAAGTATGGCCATGTCTTTTCTAGGAATTGATATTCGCCGAAAGTATCACTACACCCTAATGTTACTATACCTGTAGATTTTTTATGAAATTTATTACAACGGAACCCATGATCATTAATAGTATAGGTAGGGTGAACTAGTTTATTATTAACAATAAATCCTCCTCTATTTAAATTATCTCTAGACTCTTTGTCTTTAAAAACTTTTTCTAATTCTAATATTTCTTCTTTACCGTGACGATAATTTCTAGTACCAGGTTTATACATAACTGGTTGCCCACTAAATAAAGTCTTCGTAGTTTTTTTTAATATCATAATTTTTAAAAAAATAATCAGCTATTCTTTTCATATATAAATGTCCAAAATGACGATAATCTAATGCATATGAGTCGTCAACTACCATATCCTGGACTCTAAAATAATGTCTATGAGGACAGGAAGGATTAAGAAGATATACTAATTTAGCTCCGTACTCTTCACATACATTGTAAATAGCATCAGTATATTTATAGTAATTTAATTCCTGAAGTTCTAAACTATTGGTGCTATCAATTTCGATTGAATCAAGAATAAGTAAAGTATCTTTACTATATTTTTTCTTAAGAGCAGTATTATCAGAGAATGTAGACTCATTTTCTATATTGTAACCGTAGTAGTTATCATCTAACCAAGTATAATTTCTAGCAAGATTTGGAATTAGAAAAAATACATATTTAGGTCTTATAAGATCGATATACTTTCTTAGTATTACATAACATTGAGCTATAGAAGCTCCTGGAACGCCTAGATTAAAATTTTTTATTCCTAAAGATTCAGTAAGGTAAGAAGGCCAGGTTCTTTCTTCATATTGGTATGCACCGTATGTGTTGCTATCACCTAACGCTATAAAACTATCAGTTTTAAAAAACTCATCTGATCTAAATCCATATTTGTTTCTTTTATATGTTGGAGGTAAAGGTTTGTTGTTTTTGTAAAAACCATTCTGTTTTGCATTAGCTATATATTTTGGACTTTTAAAAAAATCATTTTGTTTAGCATCTCTTCTATCTTTACTCCAGTCTAGATTGCTAATTTGAAGATCGTTGAAGGATGCATTAGTAAATTGAAGTAATGCCATAGTCTGATAGGTTGTAAAGAGTATCTTTCTTATGAATAGAATTAAAAAATAAATCAGCAATAAAAGAATGTGTCTCTTTACTCCAATGACTTAAATCTCTAGCTTTACAGATACCGGTTAGATGAGTATCTTGATTATTATAGAGAACATAATTAAGGTAATCACGAACATCTTCTAAATAAATATACACAAATCTTATATGGTTCTTTAAACATAAGTATCTTATAGCATTTAAATTGGAAGAGTAATTTAAGACATAATTCGGCTCATTTAAAAAAAATGACTTTTTATATTTCTCTACAAAATCATACTCTTTATCAAGCTCAGGATCTTCTAAATGAACTTGTTCCCAAGGACCAAGGTTAAATATATGATTTCTTTCCTCTACTGCTGTAGGGCTTTTATAAATTTTACCAATCTGCTCTGTTCTTAAACTGTTAGGTCCTAAAAGAGCCACTGTATGTATATCTATCTTATCTAAATATGTAAGTAGGTACCGGTAAGCAGTATTAATACTTGTACCTGCTGAACCTAAATTATATAAAGGAAGTTTTAGCTTATCAGCTAATTTACTACCCCATACTTCTTCTAGATGGAGACCTGTTCCAAATGTAAAACTACATCCTAACGTTACTAATCCTTTACCTTTATCAAATTCATTAGATCTAAATCCTGTACTGTTGTAGTCGTATGAGATAGGGTTATCTATGTATCCATACTTCTCTAAAACAAGTTTGGAGTCTCTTCTTTGGAGATTAGATCTTAAAGTTTCTTCTGAATCTGTGGTGTTCCACCATTGAGTAGAAGAAGGTACACCGGGGGTAGTGTGAAGAAAATCAGGAAGTTTAAATTTACTTTTCGATTTTTTTTTAAAATTTTTGAATGTCACCATGCTTTAGCTAATTCTAGAAGCTTCCAGCAATCAATTTGTTCGTCAGAAAGGTCTTTAGCATGTAGATGTTCTAAACAACTTTCTAAGGCCTGAACCCATTGAGACCTAGGAAGAGATATTTCGTACATACTATCGGCTCCCTCAAACGTAATTTCAAATAGAGGAGCTGTTCTATTACCATTTTTTTGCATAGCTAATTCTATACCTTGAACTATACTCCTAGTTACTGCAAGAGTCTTTTTAGTAAATAGTCCTTCAAATTCTTCTGTTGATTTAAAATGTAATTTAACCACGGCTTTCTGATATTTTTCTAGCTTTATCCCATACCTTACCTTTCTCTAATGAGCCAGTATCTGAATAATCTATTACGTTATTAGTACCCCAAGCATAAACTGGGCCAAAGTATTCATAAGTCATCATGGGAACATCTACGTTACCTAACTCAGTATATTGAGGTTGAGTTATCTTACGAGGTCCATTAAAAGATCTAAAGTCTTTCGTAGTAACTCTACGCCATTCATCTTTCATAAAAATCTCTAAAGAACCTGCAACGTTATAATCGTTGATAAGATTCTGTTGCTCTAATCCGCCTTTCTCTGCCATAATATAACCTTTTTATTTATCTAAATATAAGAAAAATATATCAGGAAAACAAATTTCCATGACCATTTTCTTTCATAGTTCTGTAAAAATATTCTTCTAAGTATAAATGACCCACACCGTCTAAATGTTCTCCGTCATACATTCTTTTGTAAGCACCATCTGGAATCTTACTATAGAGAGAGTCTTCAAATAAAAGATCATCTTTTAAATGAAATAGAAGAGGATTATTTTTACTATTATAAAACTCTTCTGGGTAGTCATCTAAGTGAATGTAATAAAAGTTTCCTAATCTAGATTCCACATACTCTTTCCATCTAGAAAGCATTAAGGCATAGTTCCATAAGGTAACATTTTCCATTTTATCTGAGCCTTTGTTAGCTCTGAAAAATATATCTCTATCAGTAGGAGGAAGTATTAGTATTGCAGCACTGTCTTGAAAATCTATCTCTTGTTGCCCGTTAGTTATTCCTCCGACTAAATTATAAGATAGAGTAAATAAACTTTCTCCGCTCAATTTAGGAACTATAACTTCGCACTTGCCTTCAAGACGTTTACTTAATATGTCTGTCCAACCTTTACCTTTTCTAAACTCTACTATATCAGGAAGATTAGAATCATAACCGTATAAATCTGAGATTCTTTTAAATTCTTTAGAAATTAATTTTCTATCCCAATTTACTTTTTCTCTAAATTTATTCCATTTGTTAGGATTAAACTCCTTAGGAATGTATTTACAGTCTATTGAAGCTCTAGGAAATTCAGAACCGTATCCTAAAAGTTCATTTGTTCCTAATAATATAACCTTTTTCATATTAAAATTCTAATATATAATTACTAAATTTTACCATATATGATGTCATTTTGGTTCCGTTACCATCCTTAAACTCATATCCTTTTCTTAAAAACTTTCTAACATTACCTGGTCCAGCTAAATGTGCTGCTGCTAAAATGCCAGATTCAGTTATATAAATACCGTTTACGGTCTTACCAGAGTACTTACTAATAGTTCTTCTAAGTATTTTTTTGTTATGAGTCAGCAAAGCATACATAGCTTCCTCTTGGATAGAACCATTAGCTAAAAACTCTCTATTGGATACATTTTTATATCCTAATGCGTTAAGAGTCTTTCTACCAAACTGATACTTTCCTAAATATCCGAATTGGTTGACAGCTTTGTAGTTTCCGGAAGACTCTCTCATTCCTAAGTCTTCTAAGAACCTACTATGGTTTTTCATTATGAGCTCCACTCTTGGAGCTTCTATTTTTACTGGGGGTAATTCTTCTAAGGCCAAGGGCCTCGAAGGAGGTTCTACTTCTGATTCTACTTCTTCTCGACTATACATTGTAAACGCCATCACAAAAGTAGATAGCAAGCTCACTATAACAGTTAATAATAAGTTTTTCATAAAATAATTTTAAGTTAAAATAAGTCTAGGAAGTCTGTTCCTAACTTCTTTTCTCTCAACTTATCGTTGAGTTCTGATTGCTTAACCAGATCGTCTGCAACCTTTCTTTCTAATGGCTTACGTTTTTTCCAGGTGGAAAATTTATTAGGTTTCTTTTTTGCCATGGTAATAAATAGTTTTAAAGTCTAGAAATAAATTCACTTCCGTCTTCTTTATCATCTTCATACAGTCCTAATTCTTTAAGATGCTCTATATGATGTTTATCCAATTCCCAGTCGAACTCTTTATCAGCGTGTTCAACGTAGTCTTCCATTTGCTCTGCTTGTTTCTCTTCTATAGGCGATGCTGCATATAGGAAAGAGCAATTGTAGCAGAGAAACTCTAAATTATCTAAATGATAATTTTTTCTGTTACCATCCTTAAAGTTAAGTATAACTGGTACTTTAGTATCTGTAACTCTTCTTTCTGTAAATCCACATTTAGTACATTTTTCTTCTATCATACCTTCAAAGATAAGTCTCTGCTTAATCTTAGAAGCATCAAAATGTTCTACAGGAATCCTTCCCTCAATTAAATCTATCAACGGTGGCTCTTTCCCACCATTAGTTAAAAACTTAGGAATACCTTTGCCCTCTTGATTCATATGAGAATCTAAAAGAGTTGCTCCGTCTTCGTTTTTATACATCTTAGCATATTTCTTATAGTGATTATAAGATACATGAAGATATCTGGCTGCTGCCATATTAGAACGAGTCATCTTCTGAGCTCTAAGGATGTCTTCCTTGTTTAATATCTTAGAAGGACGAGCCATTTAGTAATCTATACCTTGAATTCCTTGAGGAGTATCGTCTACAGAAGAAATAAAAACATCTTCTTTTTCATCATTTAAGACATTAGTAACACTCTCCTTAACTGATTGTGATATGGCTGATTCATCTGTATCTAAATCTAACATTTCAATATGAACTGTCCTTCCAGAAAGCTCAGCTTCTTTTAATGCAATCGCTCTTGCTCTGTCTTGATCCATAATTATAATATCGTTATAAGTATGATCACCAGAACCTTCTACAGTAGTAATACCTACTACGGGCTTAGCTGTAGAACAATTTACACATACGTGATAGCCCATTTCCTTTCTCTTAGGATGGAGAGTTGATTCACTACATGATGGGCAATTTAACATTTGGATACTTTGCATAGTTTGAGTCATATAACCGTTTTTTAATTAGATATAAATATAAGAATAAAAAATGGAAAAAGCAACTAATTAAGCATCTAAATTGCTAATAACTTCCCATACTTGAGTAGGAGTTTTGAAGGGAACGACTTTAGTATTTTTATTTTTTTCCATTGTAATGGTACCATCCCATTCTTTATCTGGGGATAAGGTGTAGAGGTAGGTTTGTATTAATCCTAATTGTTCTTTGCTAAAGTGCATCTTCATAAGGTTCTCTATAACATGGAAGAACTGATCTTCGTAAGCAGTCATGTCCATTCCTATCTCTGAATTCATAAAGTCTCTACGATCTTCAATTTTTTTGAGTTGCTGAATAACTTCTATAAATAAGTTTTTGTCCATAGATTGTTTGTCTAATCCTCTTTGTTTGATTCTATAACTCAAAGGATGAATAGAAAATAATACCTGCCTTAGTCTTTTTTTAGGATTCAATATCTTGGTCATCTACTGGAATGTCTGGGCTACTGCCGGATAATGCTTTTCTAACTAACTTATCAAAGTATTCTATGTAAATAAAGAATCCAATGATAGACTTATCTTTAAGGTTTCTATCTCTTTCTACTCTCAAATCATAATCAGCAAGTCCTTTTTCTAATCTTTCTTCTAATTCAATAGCAATATCATTTTGCTCTGTTCTAGATAGTGCTCCAAACTCAGTAGGAACAAATTGTACTTTAACTCCTTTTTTAGTAGGATCTTCATTTGTATCTGTCTTAAGAAGAAATGTATGGCCTGCAAAGTTTATCTTAGTAGCTTCTGATATTATCTCTTTAACGTATGTTTCTAATTTGTTCATATTAATAAATAGTTACCCAAACAGCATTTGTTGGGAATTGTTATTTCCTTCTGATATTACTTTATGGCTGCTTACAGCTCTGTTTCTACTCCACTGTTGGATAGACCAATCTAATCTATCTGTGGTAAGTTCTATTTCTTCTACCTTCCCGTCTACAAGAGTAAATTCTACTATATACTTTTTCATAAGTTAATTAAGTCTTTAGTGTATGTTTCAAGTCTGTGTATAGTAATAAATAGATTTCCTAATTGGAACTTTCCTTCTTTACCGCTATCGTCTAATATCTGAGAGATTTTTTGAATATGTTGGAAATCAGTATTATTAAATAACCTGCCGTCAATATCTATCACTACATCATTAGTACATATATGAGAAAGTGTATTTATTTTGTCTTGTAAGTCTATATTAGTATTAGGTTGCTCTTCTAGAATATAGCTAGCAAAATCATTATCCATACAAATACAATCGCTCCAAGGTTCTAATGCATGTAAAAGATTCTTATTAGAATTCTTTATTCTTATTCCTACATTATACTTATTAGGTACTATTGGTTTCATTAAAGAGTCATGAAGTACTCCTGTACCCCATTTGCGAATAAAATTACGCATATTCTTTCCAGTTGTATAGAGCCATTCCTCTGAGTTAACTCCTGCTGAACCTCCTGCATGTTTGTTAAATCTTGAACCTCTAGAAGTAAAATGATATACTAATGCATCCCATGATTGTAATACTCTATAACCATTTAATACAAATCTATTAAATAAGTCACTATCCTCTTTAGATTGAGGAGCAAATAATTCATCATGCCCACCTATAGATAAAAAATCTTCTCTGTACATACACCAAGGAGCAAATATACCTTCTGTAGTTCTATCCTCTTTTAAATCTTCTCCTAGTTTATACCAAGTTTCAAAGTTAAATTCATCAGCTTCTAGTCCAAAGTTTCTGATAATCTTTTCAGGACCGTCTGGATGTAGAGGAGGTTCGACTCTTGTAGCTGACACTACAGTACCTTTTGTAAGGTGTTTAAGAATATTCTTATCTAGATCTTTTCCGGCAACCATGTCAGCATGATATGCCATAATAATATCAGTAGTAGCCATCTCTATACCTTTATCAAACATTCCTACAATTCCTATTCGATCAGGTCCTGGGTTATGGTAAACTATTAAATCTTTATCATTTTGTTGTTCGATCCATTCTTGAGTGCCATCTGTGCTGGCATCATTTAAAACTAAGACTTCATGCTTAGTATCTAGGTTGCGGATAGATGTATATGCAAGCTGGAGAAATTCTAGATTATTTCTAGATGGAATAACAAATGTAATTTTTTGCATACTAATCAGTTCTTTAAATTATATGTTGCTTACGAATGTATTCTTTAATGTAATCTTTAATGTAATCAGTTATCTTGATGCTAGCTTTCCATTCAAGGTCAAGAAAAGCTTTTTTATCTGTACATAAAGTCGTAATAGCCTCTCCAGGTTTGTCTTCTTTATACTCTACTTTAGAATATTTGTAGTAATTAAAAATTTCTTTTATAGAATAATTTTTACCAAATCCTAGTTCATATATTTTACCCCACTTGCTGAGAGTCTGAATGGCTATAAGAGCATCTACGATATCATCAACATGAGTAAAATCTCTTCGTTTAGTACCATCACCAAATATAATCATAGGTTTATCTTCTTCGTAAGCCTTTTCCCATTTACCTATAACCGTACAATAGCCTCCCTCTTTGAGATGATAGGGACCGTAGACATTATAAAAACGAGTAATGGTAGCGTTAAGTTTGAATCTGTCCTGATAAAGCATTACTACTTCCTCACCTATATCTTTACTGAATGTATAAGGATTTTTAAACTTGCCAGAATGATGAGAGCTGGATCCTGCATACTGTAAGGGAATATTATTTTTAGAACAGAAGTCTGCTACTCTAATAGTACCTGTAGCGTTTACTTCAAAGTACTCTAAAGGTTTATCAAAGGAAGGCTGTATTCTTGCTAGTGCTGCAAGATGGTAAACTACATCAATCTTTTGTTTTGTAAAGTTATCAGCTACTACTTTGTTATAGTCAACTGTTCTTATATCTTCTTCTATGTAAGTTGCTCCGTCTAAATGATTAGTTTTCTTTCCAGTATTATAGTTATCTATGCTAACTACATTATACCCAAACTTTAACAGTCTTTTAATAAGATTAGTTCCTATAAAGCCTGCTCCGCCAGTTACTATTATATTCATAGTTTAAATTTAGATTCGTTAAAGTTCTCTCTATACAATGATTTAGCTTTTGTACTATTAATATAGTAAAAATTATCATCAGAGACAAGCTTTTTTATTAAATATTTAGCTTTATCTAAGTCACCTACTTCTACTGTAAGGTCTGGATGGCATATCTCTTGAGTATCTAATCCTTTGTATCCTATACAAGGTACACCTAAGTATGCACAATTTAAAGCAAAGGTACCTGCAGCATGAGTTCTCATTAAATGAACTCCTACTTTAAACTCATTAAGCTTATGTATCCAATCTTTCCATTCCATGTAAGGAAGTATACTAACTAATTGTTCTTCTCCTTGTTGCTTTCTACCCATGGCAGGTGCTGATACTTTATCATAAATAGAACTAGCAACTATATATGAATCGAATCCTCCATACCAGCTGACAAAATTTCCTCCAATTATAACCCCTTCTCTTTTAACTTGCTTTACTTCTCCTACAGCATCGTCAATCATAAGAGATTTCATTACTCTAATATCTTTGTGAGAAGTTAAACCATAATAATATTTCTTATCACTTTCGTTATGAACATATATGATATCTGCCTGTCTTAATGTGTTAAAGTAGTTTATCTGTTTATCTAACGTATAGTCTTGAAAGTACCAATGAGGCCCTTCTTGCATTACAGCTACCTTATTACAGACGGTTTTAAGTTTACTAAGATCAAAATCAGGATTTTTTTTAGGAATAATTGTAATACCTAAATCGTACTTTTTATCTGGTATTTGATTAATATTATAATGATCAGCATTTGATGCAACCATCCAAGCAAACTCTGTTCTCATATTAGTATGAGTTCTAGGGACCTTTCCTGTAAACCCCATTTCAGTAAAGAAAGCTATTTCCATACGTCCTTCCAAGTTTTAGCTTTGTAGTTAGGATTAAAAAGATTGTAACAATTCTCTTCAGAATACCGATTAGCTTTAACATACCAGTCATTACTTCTTCTCTTTTTATTCATAGTATCTCCAGTCTCACCATATACGTTGTTACGTTTGTTAGGATGATTTCTATTATGTACTACTAGTATATTTCTTATACTATACTGAGGAATATTTCCTAATACCTTCTGAGTCATAAGCATAAATGCTGTATCTTCATGAACAAAAAATACTGATTGAGGAATATTAACACCTGCTTTAATAACTTCAGAACTTATAACTAATCCACAACCATTAAATTTATGTTGAGGTAATGTAACTACCCCTAAGTCTTGAGCTCCTCTATTAATCTCTTCCATCTCATCTGCAGTCATAGTATATTTAACTGACCACCAGTTATCATAATCATTCTCTATAAAAGGCTTGTCAGTAAATTTAGGATGCTCTAACATTTTCCAACTATCATCCCACATTTTACAAATACCGAAAGTAGCTAAGTACTTAGGTGATGAAACGTTACTATGGAGTATATTAAGAGCTGAGAATGTTTGAGAAGGTACAAGCATATCGCTTTCACCCCATATAAGAACGTCAGCAAGCTCACAGTACCTAGTATTGAACTCTCTTCTATAGTCTGATATAGTGGTTATGCCGTGAGTAGTAGTTACGTTAAACCCTTCTCTATTACAAATCAGTCTTATGTTATTTAAACATTTATCATAAGCTTCAGGACTTTGTGCTTTTTCTAAATCTTGGCCTGCTGCTATATTTATATCGACTAGAACATTTCCTTCATATAATTTTATAGCTTTACTTAATGTAGACAAATACTCCTCTATAATGTCAGATTCATACCACTGCACTAAGCATCCTATCGCAAATGAAGTTTTATTCATACCCAAGTTGATTCATTACTTTAGACCAATCTCCTTTAAACAATATATAATTTAATTTTCGTTTCTCCAACTCTTCTATAGTTTCATTATATAGCACAGTGTAGGGAAGATTGTTCTCATGCTTTCTACTTAAATCGTCTATAAATAAAGATTCCTTACTTAAGTAGGGTAGTTTATCTATAGAACGATTTACTACTATTATATCTTGGTAATAGAAGTTATTATTATCTAACCATTGTTTTGTAATATTAAATGCATCAGCGAATGGTCTAGCAGTAAGAATTACAATCTTATAGTCTTTTGATAATTTAATCAATGCTTCTCTTGCTCCTTCTAAAGGTTCATCAGATAATATCTCTTCTCTACTGAAGGCTAAATCGTAATTACATACTCCATTGATAGTATGTTTTTTAATTCTCTTCCAGTGAGTGTTAAGAGTACTATCTAGATCACAATATAATACTCTGTTCGACATCTTTGATAAAGTTCTTGTAATTAATATTACTATCAGAGTAGGTAAATATTTGATAGTAATCTTCTTTGGAATTTAATCCATATAATTGATACTTTTCAGCTATACTTATTGGCACAGCATCTTTTTTAATAGTAATAACAGGACAGATATGATCGCCTATTATTTTATTAGAAGGTAAACTCTTTCTAATAAGGTCTGAGTTTTTATATATTTTATTTTTAAGCTCTTTAATATTAAACTTTATAAGAACTTGCTTTAGATTTTCTATTAAATGTATAGGTGCAGTCATAGGAAACTGGTTAGATTTGCTATACTCCAGGTAGAGATGTAGATTAAGATAGGAAAAAGATTTATCCTCTCTAATTAAATCTAAACAATCTTTTCTTATTCCTACTATGCTTAAACCAGGAAAACCTCCTAAAAGTTTATTTGAACACGTTACAAACGTCTTAGGATTTTCCAACGTGTAAAAAGGAAATGAACTTATTGCGTCTACTATACCTGCATCCTCACATAGGTTAACTCTACTAAGTGAAGTTTCTAATCTAACATATAAGTACTCTTCTCTAGATAGATAATCTATACTTTTACTTTTGTATTTTTTTATCAATTCGTCCCATCTAGTTAAGAACTTTCCTTGTACCCCAATAGGAACTAACTTATACTTAAAAGAACTTATAAGAGCCTCTATACCGACTGTTCCACTTCCTGGTATGAATACTATTTCATAATTATCTAATCCAAATTTAGACTTAAATAATGTTTGAGTTTCTTCATATAGAGAAAAAAATTCTTTATCTCTATGAGAATACTCTATACTTAACTCAGATGTTATATGTGTATTAGGACCGAACATCTATAAACTCTTTTAATGTTTTATATACTAAATTAAAATGATTCTTTTTATCCAACCAGTCATTATAGTAACGGGGAAACAATTTACTCCACTCTTGTTCGTTTTGTTTCAAGTGAGTTACTAGAGTAGGATCGTAAGGATTATAATAAGGAGGAGTATAACTACCCATACCGTTAGGATAACCAGATGCATAAGTTGGCTGTACTTCTAAAAAACATAGTTTGTTATTATCAAAATCGTATATTGCATCTACTCCTTGGTGATTAAGCTCTAAGGATGATACAGCATCTATAATCTCATCTTTAAAATCTGTCATAACTTTTTCGCAGAAGGTATTATAGTAGACAAAATTATCTATATGTTCACTCTTAAATTTACCTGCTGTTATTGCTAACCAATCATTTTCATCTACTACTCTACCATAACCTGATATAACTTTATCACCTGCTACATGTATACGGAAAGATGAATTAACTTTTCTTTCTTTATCTACTGAGTTAATCAGCTTTACGCATATACGTTTAGTATCTATTCTACTATTAGAAGAAGTATATTGACTATAGTCCTTATCTAACTTAGCTAAAGCATCTTTAAGTTGACTCTCTTCTCTAATAAGGTATGTATGCTTTCCGGAAACGCTATTATTAAGTCTTATAAGGAAAGGATACTCTATACTATTCTTTTCTTGCTGTGTGTAGAAGTCTTTTGCATTATCGAAGTAGAATGAATCAGGACAGTATACTCCTGCCTCTTTCCATTTCTTGAAAGTTTTTTCTTTGCTTTGTACGTACTTAAATCCTTGAGCTGAATTTGTAATGTAAGGTAGATTGCCAGTAGCATCATTCTGAGATATCATTCCTTTATATTCTTTCTCAGTTATTAATTCTGGATCTGGATACCATCTAATGTACTCTACTGTATCTTTATACTGTTCGAATGCTTTTAGAACACTAACTCCATCTTCACCGTCAACATCTAATACAGGACCGAAATGTTCCTGCATTGACTCTTTTTCGAATATTCTCCAATTTTTACTAGCTCTCTTAGAACTTCTATTTGCTGCTATAACCTTATACATATTGTTATAAATATTTATCAACTAATTTATCAAAGCCATGCGTACCGTATATTCTTTTCTTAATGTCCGCATCGATGTTAGAAGATAATGAACCTCCTTTAAAGTGAACAATATAAGTACTGTCAGGATTGTTATTATATTCTTTAAGAGTATAACAGCTTACCGAAGTCCTAGCAATATTAATGACGTTATTATCAAATTCTTTTACTGTCTTAGCTAACATAGGACTTTCTTTAGCTTGTTCACTATTATTAGAATCTATATTTTTTATCCATTGTTTAATAAATCGATAACTTTTCTCAGTTGGTTTAAAAGCAGTGTAGCTTCCTAGATAAGGATTGTCTGGTTTTTCATCTCCTCTGTAGCACAATTGAATATCGTCATCAGATATTATTTCAGATATGTCTTTTAAGAATATACAATCACCATCCACCATAACTGTTGTAGTATCATACTTCTTTAATGCCTCAAGTAAGTATTTAGCTTTAGAGGTTACTACTGATTGCCATCCTATGCCCCATGTTCCTCCTTCATCAAAGCTTGATACTAAATTAGTTTCTAGTATATCTACTTTATCATAAGAAGCTAAAAAATACTGTTTATCCTTTAAGTCCAATCCAGTATCAGCTATTACTACTTTATCTACTTTAGACATATCTACTACATCATATAGAGATTTCATAAACATCTTACCGTAAGGAACGTAAGAGGAGTTAAGACTTAAAAATATATTATACATCGGTATAGAGCTCTTTGTAGGTTCTTTCCATCCAGTAAGAAACATGTCTAGGATTTTTTGGAATAGCATTGAAATGGTAAACCCATCCAGCATTAAGGAAAATTAATTCATCTGGTCTCCAGTCTCCTTCTAAGTGCAGAGTACCTTTCCTATATAAGTCTTGGAGGTTATAACATTCTGGTAAGTATTTTATTTCTACCCCGAAGTCTCTTGCTAAAAAATTTATTATAGTTTGATCTGTTCCTGCTTTTATATGTGAACTTAGTTCAAGTATATTGCTATGATTCTTCTGATAGTATTCTTTAACGTAAGAATAAAAGTCTTCATGTTCTTTAGAGGTAATTTGAAAGCCTCCGTTAAAGTACTTCCAGACTTCTATACTATCTTTATTAGGAAATAAACTTTCCTTCCAGTTCTTAATACTCCTAGTAGTCCATTCATAGCAACCATTATTAAGTACAACACTAAACTTACCTTCTGTTTCTTCAAAGAAGTTAGGACAGTTAGGATGAACTATAGTATCGGCATCGATTAAAAGTACTTGGTCATACTCTATATTATTAGCTTTCAAAATGTCATGAACCCAGTAACGTTGTAGAGTTATCTTCATCTGCTCAACAGGTACTATAGGAGCAGTCCACTCTACTACTTTTATATCTTTATACTGCTCAGACCACTTACTCCATGACTTAACAGAGTAATGGTAAGGAGTGTTTCTTCCATCTCCTGTTTCAATATTTGGAATGAATACTATATTTGCCATGCTTCTATTCTTTCAAATCTTTCATCAGCTGGATTCGTTGATGAGCATATTTTTAACGATATATTATTTTTAGTAAACCAATCATATAATTCAGGAGTAGTATCTATTGAGTCTTGAGTTTTTTGCTCTTCAGCTGAGTTTACTTTGAAAGGAACTAAGTCATCATTATAACTATGAGCCCCTGTACCTAAGTCCCATCCTACTGTAATCAGCTCAGTACACCCTAGTAGCAAGGCCATTGGTATAGCTTGTTCATAGAGTATAGAAGTACCCCACCAAGTCTGAGTTTCTTCTCCTAACATACGAAACTTATTATAGTCTGCAGCTTTATGTATACTTTGCTCATAATTAATAGTAGGAGGGTTAACTACAGGAACCCACATGTCTACAGGATGAGGTTTGATTGCTAGTTTATCTGATTGTTCTTTAACATAGGATAAAGATAATCCATAGAAGATAATACAGTCTAAATTTTCATAGTCATAGCCATTATACTTATCAAAATTATAAGTATTAACTATATGAAAGTCTGATTGACCTCTAATTTTATCGTATGCCTGTTTAACTGCTAGTATAACTATATCGTCTCTGTTATACAAATTCTCTAGGTCATGATCATTAAGTGAAGGACCAGGAGCTAAGATAACAGCTTTCTTACCTTGATACTTATCTTTAAGTACTTCTAACCTTTCTTGTATAGATTCTTTAGAAGATAATTTACCCTTAAGTGACTTAGTTAAAGTGTTCATCTATTATAATTGTATTTGCTTCTACATTTTGATTAAAAGTCTTTCCTACAAGTGAGCTAAGATCCTTCCACTTAAAACCACTTCCAGGAGATATCATATGTATATCTTCTTTAGTTAATACTTCACCTCTGAGCATTTTATGCTTCAATGCTAGTGACCTTTCTAATTTTTCTTTAGCTGCATCTACAGCTTCATCTCTAAACATATCCCAGTCGCCTATTGAAAACTCTACCGATCTTATATCATGAACCATATCATGAAATGTAACCATATCAGCTGAGCCTTTATGATCAGTTCCTTTCATAGATGTATCTAACGTTACATGCTTCTCAATTATCTTAGCTCCCATAGCTACAGCAGCCACAGGAATGTGAGTACCTAACGAATGGTCTGAGTACCCTACTATGTAGTCTGGATAATGAGCTTTAATATAATCTATGCTAAGTAAGTTAAGTTTGCTATATTCAGATGGGTATTGAGACAAACAATGAAGTATGGAGATGTTCTTTTTGTTCCTACTTTCAAAAATATTCATTACTTCTTCTAAATCACTATCACTTGCCATCCCAGTAGATATAATAACGTCTTCTGATCTATCAGCAATTGCTTCTATAAGAGGAATATTAGTCAAATCTCTAGAAGCTATCTTTATCTTATCAACATCTACCATATCAAGTAGCTTAATAGTTTTAACTGAACATAATGTCTGTACAAATTCAAATCCTTTTGATTTTATGTAGTTTCCAAGTTCAGCATGATCTTCATAAGACAGCTCTAAAAACTCTCTATGCTCTCCGTAGGTTGGTCCAAAGCTGTTAGGACCCGTATAAGGTCTTTCCATACCTTCCTTAGATAGCTCTTCATCTAAATCTCTTTTAGTAAGTTTAATAGCATTGGCTTTCTCAAACCTATCACCAGTAATCTCGTCGTAAGTATACCTATCAATTTGATCTATGAGTTTCTTAGCTATACTAATGTCCCCGTTATGGTTCTGACCGACTTCAGCTATAATATAGATTTCATCTTTGCTCTTTATTAAACTCATATTTCTTCTATTCTTTTTGTTTTATCGTCTATTAGTAAATCAAAGGCTGGTTTATGGCCAGTAATAAGTTTGTGATGCTTTGCACCCCAGGTAAGTAGTTGTTTCTTAGTAACACCGTACCAATCTATACCTGATACTGATCCTCTTGCTGTATAGTAAGTAATCTCATGACCATCATCATGTAAATCATTTATCTTATCTATATTGATCCAAATAGGTCTTGCTAGACTGTAATTAGATCGATCATCATTCATACCATAATCAGCTATAGTATCATCTATATCGACATATATCTTCATTCGCTTACTGCTCTTCCTTTATCAGCTTCCCAATCCTTCTCAGGTCTTACCTGTAGGTTAGTAACCCATCCCCCTTTAATTGTATTTAAGTCCACGTTATGTTTATCAGCAAATACTAATAACGCATTAACATCTTTAGGAAAGCAAGTCCCTCCGTAACCTAACTTACCATCTGGTCCCGGTACATCCATATGAGTCTCTCCGATGCGACCATCTACTGCAAAACCATGCAATGCTTTATTCCAATCAGCTCCTATTTTATTAGCTAGTATCTTAAACTCATTCATAATAGAAACCTTAGTAGCTAGAAAACTATTATTCATATACTTAATTAACTCAGCTGTGGTAGGGTCAGTTTCTATAATATTCTTACCAAAGAATCTATATTCAAATAACTTTTTGACCTTCTTAGTCAGTTTAGGTATACCTCCTAGAATAATTCTAGATTGTGTTAGCATATCTAACTTAGCTTTTCTCTCAGTAAGAAATTCAGGACTAAACACAATATCTAATCCAGGATAGATAGACTTTAAGGTATTGGTAGTACCGGGGAGGACTGTAGATTTTATAATATATACAGGTCCTGGTTTAAGTGCTTTAAATACTGAGTGGATATATTTTAGGTCCTGTACTCCGTCTTTCCCCATAGGGGTAGGAACACATACAAATACAAAGTCACATGCAAATAAGTCTTCTAACTTATGAGTTGACTTAAGAGGATCGATATCATATACCATTACCTCTACTTTAGATGAAAAAGCAAATACTTGACTTTCACCTACAAAACCATTTCCTATAACTCCTACTTTATACATTAATATCTTCTGTTTAATATAATATACGAATTCTTTTTCTTTATTCCAAAATATAAATTAAATTAAGTTTTTTGGTTCTATGTCATGTAAAACTCCTTCTACATTGTATTTACTAGCATCTAAAATATAATTTTTCTTAAATGTTTTCCAACTAGAATTATAACCTTGGGACTTTGGGTATGCGGTAGCTAGGTAATTTCCAGCTGCTTTATTATTAGATTTAAAAGGAATATTAAATAGCCTAAAAATATCTTCTTTAGTCCCAAAAAAGAATAAATCATCAAAGTACCATTCTTCTGGAGATTGTAAAATAACTTTCTTATTAAATATATCTTCTGTATTGTAAGGAATCTTTTTAAGATCTTTCAACGCTTTTGTAATCCAATTGTTCTTATTATAAAGTTGGTAGTCTACTCTACATTTTAAGATATAATCAAATTCCATCTCTTGGGTATAGCCTTTTTTAATTCCTTCTAATGTAGAATATATTTGAATATTAACATTAGAGTCAAAGTTTTCCATGTCAATATAACCAGGATAACAAAAACTAAGTTGATTTAATAGATCTCTGTAATATGGGGAGTTACCGTTCTTTTTATCAATTCTTACATAACTACAGGGAAAATGGACATTACTTGATTCAACGCCAGGTATAAATTTACTGTAGGTACTGACTACTATATTGTGTAACCCGATAGAATTTAGATAATTAATATTATCATACATCTGAGGTGTATTTAATGGTCGTCCATCAAGTACTACTAATATTTCAGTACCATCGTATACGTAATTTTCTCTTGTATTATGAGTTTCCATTAGTATAAAGTGTTTCAGCAACTTTAAATTGCCATTCATGGTCTATATCGAAAGCTTCTAATTCTGGTATTGGAAACAATTTAATGCCTCCTGGTTCAGTAAAGTCCCCCATGTACTTATAATCTTTAATAAGATCCATAGGTGAAGCATACAGTACATGAGCTGCTTCGTAAGTAGGTTCTACTGCTTTAGTATTAAGAAGAGTTTGACCTTCAGGCCATGGAGTAACCATAATTCCTTCTTTATTCCAATAGTATTGTTTTTTTTCTATTACTGCAAATAAGTTATCTTCTTCTTGTTCTATAAACTTTTTAACAAATGAGTCTATAGTTTCTACCTTTAACAGAGGGTTACAGCCGCTAATTATTACGACATATTTATATGGGAGTTTATCATGCCATTCAAATATCTTAGTTATGTCACTATCGTTATTAGCTGATTCAAAACTTCTTTGAAAGGTTCTAATGTTTCTTTTAATATTAGCTTCATAAAATAATTCCTCTTCGTATACTGAAGCGTATATTTGATCAGAAGGTATAATAGATGATGATAGAAGTTTATCCAAAACTATACCAAACAGATTTGAATCTGCAAAATGTCTCAGCATTTTGTTTGGTACTCTTTGACTATTAAGTCTAGCCTGTACTATAAAAACCGTATTGTCTAATTTTGATATCACTAAGTTAAATTTAGTGAACGCTCTCTTTTTACTTTATTAGATACTATCTTAGCTAAAGTGTTGCGCTCCATATTTTCTTTCCTGTCTCCTTTAACAATATAAGAATATTTTTTTTCTGAGGCAAAATTTATGTTGATAAAATGAGTTTCGCAAAACTTGTTTAAAGAGTCTAATTTATCTTTATCTGTAGCTTCTATTATTATTAGAGATTTATTTTGAGTATTTGTATAAACCATCTCTAAAGTAGATGCAATGTCAGGAACTCTATTAGAATCTATATAAGTTATAGATGGAGAGTAATTCTTTAATACTTCATTTAGTTCACTCTGAACCAATCCGTATTCAATTTTAGTATCTACTCCTATTTTGTTAAGAGCATTATTTTTAAAGTCTATAGCCCATCTTGGGTGTAGCTTACCTCCAAACTTATTAAAAGCATCAAATGCTATAAAATTTCTGTGAGTGACTTTTTTTTCTAATATCTTCTCTAGTATTAAACTAGTGAAAGAACCTTTGCCAAATCCTATTGAAAGAATAGGTCCAGTTAATTTATTAGCTTTACTAAATACATTCCATATCTCCATATAAATAAATAGTCTACTGTAGTGTATCGTAATAAGCGTTTTGCTTTTCTTGTCTTTTAATATCTTTAGGATGATATAAGGATAGTTCCTCTTTAGCAGGTAATGGTGCATAAGTCTTATGGCCGTCTAGTACTTCATGAACTTTATTCTTCCATCTGATTTCTGGTTTGTTCTTCCAAATACGCCATTGATAGTCTGGATAGTTAATCCATCCTTTATCATCTACTTTCCAACCCCATTTAGTTATATGATCTTCAGTTAAACCTTCTACTGTGTTAACTCTAGGAACTAAATAAACTTCATTGTCAGGATTAGATTCTAGTATTATAGGTAGAGCTGTAAGAAGAGATTTATGAGGAAATTCATCTGCATCTATTTGAAATATGTAATCTCCATTGCAGTAATCAGTAAGTTGATTTTTCCAGTTAGCAAAATGACCATTGAAGTCTAAGCCTCTCCAAAACTGTACATTAGGGTATTTACTTTGTTTAGCAAGCCAGGTAGCTATCTCTTCTTCACCATTTTTTTGGTCGAACAATATAATTATTTCATCTTGTTGCCTTTTATTCTTTCGAATAAGATTGACAAGTTTTTGAATCTCTACAAACTCATTACAAACTGTTATAGCATAACTAATCTTCATAAAAACCTATTACCTCTAATGCATCCATAAAGCCTCTTTCACTATCGAAATGTTGTATGTTAGCCATATCCATCTTAACTGTTTGACCTTCAGGGTATCTTTTAGATTCTATTTCCTCATTAGTTAAGTTAACAGCTTTTACTGCTCCCCACTTCCAGTTATCTTTATTATTACCGTCAGCAAATACCATGCCCTTACCTGGAAGGGTTATAGTAGCAGGAAACCAAACTCTATCGTTTTTGTCAGTATGCATTAGATCTCTATAAAGTTCAGGAGATGTAGCTAGTGTATTCTTAACTAAGTCTGAGTCTTTACTCATAAAGGTAGATGTACTAAAACCACTACCGAAGCACATCCAGGTAGTTACCTGCTGTCCATCTTGTTCAAAGTTCTGTTCATAGCATGCGTTGCTGCCAAATGGTCCTTCTACTAATTTATCTTTATCCATCTATTCGTAATTTAGGTAGTTTAAACTCTTCTTTTTTTTCTTCTGTTAGTTTAGGAAGATCGAGAGTAGGTAAATTTAGAGGAACTTGAACTGCTATCTCTGGAATATATTTATCTAAGAGTTCTGCAATTTTAGATTCCATATTTTCAAATGAAAAGTTAGTCTTTATAAAGTGTGCTTGTTTCTTAGCTGGAACAGTAAACTTCTTAGGATTTTTAAATACCTCAGTTAATGCTCTTCCTACAGCTGCATCTTCTGGTTTAAACCATTCTGATTGTTCTAATATCATATTCTTTACAGCTGCAGACTTATCTACTTTCTCTAATGAACCTCCTATAAGTAAGGACATATCAGGCTTAAGGAAATCTGTTTGACCTGACCATCCAGAGCAAATAATTGGCTTCTTAGTTAAAGCAAACTCTGCTAAAGGTCTTCCAAAACCTTCTCCTTTTGTAAAGCTAACCATCGCTTTAACTTTAGGATGATTATATAATTCGTTCATTTCAGTATCGGATATCTCTCCGTGTAGTAAGTAAATGTTAGGAAGAGAGCCTTTAACTGTCTTTCTAATACTCTCTATCTGATCTAGTATAAGTTCTCTATCTAGTATAGATGTTCCTACTTTCATAGTCTTAAGAAGCAAAGCAGGTTTTTTAGGCTTATTCTTAAAAGTCTCTAAGAAAGCTTTTATTAGATACCCTATATTCTTTCTGTCATGACCTAAATTACCTTGCATCCAATGACCTACACTTAAGTAACAAAATGATTCCTTAATGTCCGATAGATCTAAACTACTATTAGTAGGGTAGTATTTAGTGAGGTCTACTCCTTCTAGTAAAACTTCTACAGGTGTAGTTAATCTCATAGTCTTCTTAACACCCTTATCTTCATAGTCCCATGCAGTATTCTCAAATACCTTTTTAGAGTGATTAGAAGATGTAAATACAACGTCCATTTTATTAGCTCCTTCTAGCCACGAAGGATCTACTAATGTAGTTTCCATACCTGCTGTTATGCCAATATTATACTTGCCTATCTTTTGAAACTCATTAGGTACAGTAATCATAACCCAAATGTCAGGTTGTTTATCTGCTTTAGGAATAATCAACGAACTAAGTACATCTTCGTTGTGGTCTTTTAGATAACCGAATCTAGTATTACCCCATCTCTGTGAGAGTAGCTTTACGTCGTACCTACCTGTATTTATTATACCCTTTACTAAATCTCTAGCTCTTGCTCCATATCCAGAATAAGTATCGATTGGGGAGCTTATTACGATTGTTGGTTTACTCATTTTAATAACCTGATAATTTATGTTCTACATATTTTGATGGCCTATCACCAACTTTAATTAAGTCAAAAGAAGGACGAGGTTCAAAGTTATCCCAAGCTTTTTCCATACTCTTACTTATATTCTTACTCATAGTAACAGCAGACATTTGAGCTTCTTCTGATTTAGCCCATTCTCTACCTGCAAGACCTCTCTCAGCTCTTTCTTCTTTACCAAGATCATAGACTTCTTTTATTCCCTCCGCAGCGTCTTCAGCTGAGCATCTATCGTCAAATATGTAAGGTGTAAGAGGAGAACCTGCTAGTGAGATATTACTAGGGAATACAGGTCTAGCCCACTTACCATGCTCTTTAAAAGTACCTCTATGGTTGGAAGGAAAATTAGCATCGAAGTCTACCCAATCTCCTTTGCTGTCTTGGAATCTCATTTGATCTTGCATACCTCCTGTAACGTTAGCTATAATCATTGTACCAGCCATCATACTTTCTGTCAATGCTAGTCCCCATCCTTCATTAGATGAAAGTAACATAGTAACATCAGCTATATTATAAAGTAGGTTCATTTGATCCGGTGCTAATCTTTCATCAGCAAAGTATATGTTTACGTAATCTGGATCAGTCATTGCTTCTTTTACTGCTCTTAGATCAGTACCGTGTTCAGATACTACTTCTGTCTTCATTACTAGAGCACATTTTCTAGCCTTCTCTTTACCTATCAAATCACAGAACTGTCTGTAAGCTAGTATAGTATCAGAAGGTCTCTTTCTGTGAATATTTCTAGAGTTGAAAAATACTACAAAGTCTATTTCCTTTTCTCTGAATAATTGTTTCTTAAACTCTGTGAATTCTTTAGTAGTCTTATCTACTGGTTTAAATACAGTATCATCTATTCCATGAGGAACGTAATCAATAATTTTATCCTTCGCCTCTTCCCCTAAAACTAGCTCATTAATATTTTTAGTTTGTTTAGATATAGCCATTAGCAAGTCTACTGAGTTGTAGTAGTTCTTGTTGTACTTAGGAGCAGGATAATCATCCCATATATTTAGCCAGAAGATAGGAATCTTAGTTCTAATCTCTCTTTCAATTTCAAACAACCATATCCAGTATCTTGGATCAGTAAAGATAAAAATAGCATCTGGCTTCTCTTCTTTAATTAGTCCTCTGACCTGCATTGCATTTCCATAACCATGATTAGGTAGTACCCTTACGCTAGCATCTTTAATGTCTAATCTTTTATTGATATCTTCTGATAGGTCTAATACTTTGCCTTGTTCAGGATGCTTTAATGCTGCTCCTAAATTAAACCAGTTGTACTTATGTGATGTATTAATAACAAACTCTCTTGCCATAGTAGCAATACCAGAATGCATACGAATATCATCACACAGAAGAAGTACTTTTTTTCTGTCTTCTTTCTTAATATATCCTTTCATTTATAACTTGATTGAATTTTGTTTGTGTAATTTTTCTCTAAATTCTATATCAGTAAGATACAAAAAAATCGCCCGATCTGCAAGCTTTTTAAAAGAAAAATTATTCTCTAGGCATGATACCTTAAATTTGGTGTAGAGAGGTTGAGTAATTTTAACTGAAGTAAGTTTTTCTTGTTTTGTCATAACTATATATAATTATATATTTATATATAAATAGGCTAAAAAACGAAAATATCGGCACAGTGATCACATTTACCTATAGGTGATTTACAGCTATGTGATTTTTCTGCATACTGACCTTTATCGTCAAGTACATTATCCATAAAGTTATTCATAGATTCAATAACTTGTTTAGTTTTACGAGGTCCAGCTGTAGGGGTAAATTGTTGAACTCTCTTTTGCATAGAAGCAAACTCAGCTTCAGCAGGTACTCTTCTTTTAACTATAAAGTACTCTACATCAATTTTATCTGGATCTATTCCAAATTGTTTTGCAAAGAACTCTCTGTACAGTATTACCTGTGCAGTAAGATTAGGATTCTTTTTTTGATTATCTCTCCATCCTGAGGTAGAAGTTTTTATATCCATAATAGTCCATCTATCAGTATTAGGATGGTAAAATACTAAATCTACTAGTCCTTTAAACATTACACCAGGACGTAACTCTTGGTATAACAGCGTCTCTATACCAGCCAATTTCATATTCTTAGTACTAAAGTATGCTGCTCTCTTTTTAGTAATAAATTCTAGAATATGTTTACCGTCTAACCAAAATTGAGTTAGTTCTTTTTCATTAGAAAAATGATCATGTCCGTTTTGAGCTTTACCTGATTTATATGCTTTAATCATATTATCGTACAAAAGCTTACTCAAATCCATCTCATTTGCAGTCTTGACTTTATCGTAGTAGAGTACCTTTAACCACTCTTGAATAGTTTCATGCATAGCTGTACCAAAACACGTATAGATATTCTGTTTAAATGGTACTAATCCTCTTAGATATTGCATCTCCCACAGCTTAGGACATTTATTATATGTACTGATAGAACTATATGAAATGTGCTTATTCTTTTTAGGAGACTGTTTAATCTTAGATTCCCAAACTTGCTTAACTAGAGGATTTTTTACCTTCTTCTCTGTTTCTGCATAAATTTTCTTTGGCATATTAGTTTTCTTTCCATTTACCTTTATATACTATTTGACTAATGATACCGTAATTAGTAATATCTTGAAAAGTATCTATTAAGGTCTCATTCTGAGCTTTACGATTAGTAATGATCATATTCTTCCATCTATTAATCTTATCTGATAATCTATACCATAGACCGGTCATAGCAAAATCAGTTTCTTTCTGATTTACTAGCTGTGTACCTGCTGATACATTACCCATTCCGTAATCAAGATGCTTTTTAGCAAACAGTTCAAACTGCTCGTCTACAATATCTTGATATGCATTGTAAATAGTTGGATATTCTCTCTCTAAGATTTCTCTTGCCGAAGGAGGGTTCTTGGCATTCATAATTTCTCTATCGCTCATACTATAAAGATACGAAAATTTTAGAAATGATGCAAATTATTTAACCATAATTTTAATTGGTCATAATCACAAAATCTATAAGACTTCAATACATCTTCAGATACAAGGTAATTATCTCTTTTAAAATTAGATATACTAACTCTAAGGTTTTGATTATGTATAAGGATTGGAATCATTTCTCTGTATACTTTCTGTACTTTGGATATACTCCATGATGAAATATCTTCTACTAGTTTATAAATTTTATCCATTCTTACATCGTGCTTTTCTTCTTCATCGTATGATTCATCCCACCACTGACTAAAAGTTTTAAAACCTAGTTCTTTTAATGCCTTAATGTAGTTAGGAGCAGATAGAACAATAAAAGGATTAGCGTACTTAAATGCTTTATCAACTTTTTCAGTTACAAAAATAGTTTCTCCGTAATAAGGTAAATGATTATAATATTGAGTTTCAGTAACTAAGTGACAAAAAGAAGTGTTAGCGTAGTAACCTCCTACAGAAGAAATATTACCCGGTATATGATTGTTTTTTAAATCATATGTTCTATAGCTGTAATGGCAATTTTTAAGTAGGTCTCCTTTATCTAGTTTATTATAGAATAGCTCCCTATGGTGACGGTGTTTTCTATTAAGATATAAAAAATGTTTTATAAATCTTCTATTTGGATTAGCAGGTATCATAGCTCCTGCTTCAGATATTTCACCATGATCACAAAAGCTAATAAAGTTGCATAGCTTTTTTATATTAAACTCTGTGAATCTATCAGCCCAATTATGAGTATAAATAAAAAATTTATCTTCTAAATTATATTTCTTAATAAAATTTTTTAATACTTTAAGATGAGGAAAAAGTTCGTATTCTAAGTTATCGAAATTATATACTTCCAAATGTTCAACCCACCAGAACTCTCTTCCTTGATTTCCGTACTTAAGAAATAATTCATCTAAGTGTTTTTCTAATTCAGTTTTACTAAACTTAAGGTTAGCATTAGAAAGAAAAAAATCACCGTGTAATTTCCATCCAATAAGATTAGACTCATTATGATTTATGACTACACTACCATCATATGCTAACATACTAACCGAATATTTCGACTCTAATATCTTTCGTCATTTCGAAACCTCTTTGTCCTAATTCAAATCGTCCTTCAGAGACCATTCTATCCCATCCACAAAAATAGACTAAAGGTTTTGTTTCCATTTGATCGATAAGAGATAGATAGTGTTTGTGTACATGACCTTGAGCAAGTCCAGGTACCTTTTCTCTACTTAATGTAGGAATATATTCAAATCCTTCGAGTTCATCTTGTATAAGTTCTAACTCCTCTCTATAAACAATATCTTTTTGTGTTCTAGTGCCAAAGAAAAGTTTGATATTTTTAAATGGTACTTTATTTTCATAGAGATAATTTATCATTGAACGAAATGGTGATATACCAGAACCAGTTGATACAAAGTAGATATCTCTATCCATTAGATTATCTGGTAAAGTAAATACTCCCATTGGTCCTCTGTAGATAAACTCATCTCCTATCTTTGCTTCATTGAATAAGTATTCACTCATAGCTCCACCCTTGAGGTATGTTATGATAAGTTCAAATTCATTTGAACCATTATCCCAGGAAGCTATTGAATAATTTCTAACTACCGAACCTTCTTGACCAGGTTTAGCACAAAGTTGTACTAATTGTCCTGAAATATAATTTAATTTATCGTAAAGTGGAGATTCAAAAACAAAACGCCAGTTAGCGTCTGTTTCTTTTATAACCTTTTTTAAAACCGCTACATCCATTTATAAGTAAGTAATCTTGTTGTCGTCTTCTTTTGTTTTAGGTAACCAACCTGTAGTGCCATCTTTATAGAGAACTCTATTTCTAGATGGTCCTTTTTGGAGTACCTTTTCTATTATTTTATTTTCTACTAATTCATTGTCATTTTCATCTACTACTTTCCAGTCAGAAGGTTCCAATCCTCTTGCTTCATCTGGGAGTACTTGTTCTGATTCAACTTCTATGTCGTTAATATCTTCTTCTTCAAAATTATCCCATAAGTCTTCTTCTAATTCGTCTTCATATTCATCATAAAGATTCTTTCTATTAGCATGATCAAATGCAAAGTTAGCTGCAACTACTAATGAGATAGCTAAAGGATCAAAGACAAATATAATTACTAGGAGTAGGATATTAATTATTTTATCCATAGGAGTTCCAGTAAGTCCTGAAAGGTACTGTAAAGGTCCTAACTCACCTACGGTGTCTGAGCTATTCTGGAATGATAGTATTTTAAGTTGTATTGTTTGTAAACTATCAGCTGCTACTGTTCTCTTTGCGTTAGCTTCTTTACGATTCTCTTCTTCAATCCCAATACGCGATTGAGCCAATCTAAGCTCAGCAGTTGAGACTGTTGATCTAAGACCGCCCACAGCCGATGTGTCCCGTACTTGAATCGAGGTAGCTTTAGCATTAGAGAGAGTACTAATATTGCCAGATATTCTTTCAAGTTCCTCATCATACCTACTAACATCATCTTCATAAAATTTAGCTTTGTTTTCTAAAAACTCTATTTGGTTCTCATTAACTACTAGCTTCTGATACGTTTCTTGATATGCTGCACTTAAAAATCCGTATATACCCATACTAGTAATTAATACTAATACTACCGCAGCTATGGAGAGATACGTTCTAAGAAGCTTATTGATAGTATTCCAATACTGATATAAGAGAGAAGCTATGACAAGTTTAGCTACTTCTAATGAACCAGCCATTATAACAACTTCAAATGTAGCTCCAGCAAATAGTTTAGATAGTCCACTTACTGAATAAAAAGCAGCAGAAGCAGATACCGATAGTGCCGATATCGCTATGATGGACGGAAATATATTACGTTGTATTCTTTTT